TCTCTGTTCAAATGTACTCAGGAGCCGACTGGTACATAACTTATGGTTTCGTCCCTTTCATCATTGAATTAGACGAAGAAGCAAAACTGCCACGTATTCGCATAGAAAATCCTATTGGGGCTTACCCAGAGTTTGACCGCTATGGACGCTGTGTGGCATTTGCAAAACGATACATGATGACGCTAGGCGAATTAGTAACTCAATTCCCTGAGTATGAAAGAGAATTACTTGGTGGCTACGGCTACAAGCAAGACCTCAATCACCAGGTTGAACTAATTCGTTATTACGATAAAGACCAGTCAATCATTTATCTTCCATCAAAAGACAATCTAGTTCTATCTAAGGCTAAGAATCCTCTTGGCAAGATGATGGTAATAGTTGCACGTAAGCCATCTATTGATGGTGAACTACGTGGTCAGTTTGATGACATCCTAGGTATCCAATTACTCCGCAATCACTTTGCGTTGCTGGCAATGGAAGCAGCAGAGAAATCTGTACAGGCTCCTATTGTACTTCCACAAGATGTACAAGAGTTACAACTAGGTGGAGATGCGGTTATCCGTACCTCAAACCCAGCAGGTGTACGCCGTGTAGAACTTTCAATTCCACAAGGTGCATTTACTGAGTCACAATTACTCAACCAAGAACTTCGCGTTGGTGCTCGTTATCCTGAAGGACGTACAGGAAATATTAGTGCATCAGTTGTTACTGGACAAGGTGTACAGGCTCTTATGGGAGCCTTTGATACACAAGTTAAATCTGCTCAAGCAATTTTTGCTGCAGCACTTCGGGACGTAATTGAGAAATCACTTACAAACCAACCAAAGACATCAAATCTGATTACTCAGCAGATGTCCGATACGGAATGCTTGCTGGTCTAAACCCCGCGCAGGGACTCATCTTTATGCTTCAGGCATTAGGTGGCAAACTTATCTCTCGTGATATGGCAATGCGTGAACTTCCATTTACTGTAAACGTCACACAGGAACTTGAGAAAATTGAAATTGAAGATATGCGTGCCGCATTACTTGGTTCGCTAACTGCCTACACACAGGCTATTCCTCAACTGGCTGCATCAGGCGGAGATGCGTCAGAGGTAGTACGTAAAATTGCTGCGGTTATTAAGGCTCGCCAAAAAGGTCAAGCCCTTGAAGATGCGATTGAAGAAACATTCGCACCGCAGCAGCAAGTTCCTCCTGCTGGTGCACCAGAAGCGGTTGAGCAACCGTCCCCTGCTCCCGAAGGCGTTCCAGCAGGAGGCGCTTCTTCTCCAGAAGGTATGGCGCCACCACAAGCAGCACCTGATATTCAATCAATCATTACAAGTCTTACCTCAGGCGGCAAAGGCAACGCAAGAGTAGTAACAAGAGGATAACTAAGTAGGGGACAATGACAACAGATCCCGAAGGCGTTCCAGCAGGAGGCGCTTCTTCTCCAGAAGGTATGGCGCCACCACAAGCAGCACCTGATATTCAATCAATCATTACAAGTCTTACCTCAGGCGGCAAAGGCAACGCAAGAGTAGTAACAAGAGGATAACTAAGTAGGGGACAATGACAACAATTATTGGTGTACAAAGCAGCAATGGTTGCACCTTAGTTGCTGACAGTCTTGTAAGTGATGATACTGGTCGCACTTGGTCACATCCACAGATGAGTAAAATCAATAGACGTGGAGAATTTTTAATTGGTGGTGCTGGAGAAGTTTCTCCTTGCGACATTGCCCAGCATATTTGGGAACCACCATCATTAACGCCTAAAGATAGAAAAGATGTTTACCATTTTATGATTACAAAGGCTATGCCTTCTCTTCGTGAATGCTTAAAGACAAATGGTTACAACTTTGATGAAGCACAAGAAAAAGATTCTAGTTCTCGCTTTCAGTTTTTAATTGCTGTCAATGGAGAACTGTTTGATGTTGGTGATGATTTATCGGTTATGCGTAATGTTGATGGATTTTACGGAGTAGGTTCTGGCGCACAGATTGCGCTAGGAGCCTTGTACGCAGGGGCAGAAGCAGTAAGAGCAGTAGAGATTGCTGCTCAATTAAGTATCTTTTCCGAAGGACCTTTTCAAGTAGAAGTTCAATATTCTAAGTAGGAGTTAAAATGGCTGGTAACGAGAATAGCGGCGGAATGCGCCCAACAGCGCCACAGAACAATCCTGCTAACGTATCTGGCACAGGTGGTGCAGGACAATCTGGCACCCAAGCGCCTCGATATATTTCTGGTCTTCCTTATGGTCAAGGTCAGACAACTATGCAGCAACAGCAATCTGCACCTATGGCTGGTTCTCCAACCGCAGCAGCAGCAACTATGCCAATGCCTTCGCTGCCATCAGTCACACCTTTAACAGCGCCAACAGAACGCCCCGATGAACCACTTACTGCTGGTATGGACTTTGGTCCTGGTCCTGGAAGTGAAGCACTTAACCTTCCAAAACAACGTGGGCTATCTGAAATTCTTTCTTCAATGATTGATATGGACCCAACTGGAGACGTTCAAGACCTATACGATTTTGTTGTATCAAGAGGTCTTTAATGGAGAAACTTAAACCATTAAATGTAATTGCGATGGGTTCACCTGGCGTAGCAACTGCAGCCGTTCAGGCTGGACTACCTAAGCAAGAAGTATCACAAATTGCTGCTCTTTTTGAATTAAAAACTTTACACAATAAACTTACTGCGCTTCCACAGGACAAAGCCTATACACAGTATCAGGCATTGCCAAAAGAAACTCGTGCTGCTTTAGCATCTATGTTTAGTCCAAAGTATTCTGAACAAGATAAAAACTTTTTTGGAAAACTTCTAGACTCAGTTAAGTCTGCCGTGTTTTATGGTGGCGGAACAGTAATAGATACTGCTAAGCAAGTTCTTGGTATTGTTCAAAATCCATTACCAGCACTTGTTAAAGCAGCAGGTGCAGCGACTGCAACTACAAGCTACTGAGTTAACTCCTGAGCCAGTTAAAGAAGGCGTTGGTTCAGTACTTGAAACTTTAATTCGTCCACAAAATAAACTAATCAAGCAACCTTACGCTGCTATTCGTGCTCAGGCTGAAGCCGAAGGTTTTAGTCCAGTAGATGCTGGCAAATTTATTGCCAAAGGTTTTCAAGAACTTATACCTGGTGGAGAAGATGCTGTAGTCGCAGATAACTCTACAAACTTTATGAAGTACTGGGAACGTGCCAGTGATAGAGAAACTCTTTACGATGATAGCGAAGTTGCTAAACTTTACAAAGAACTTACTCCATCTCAGGTTTATGTTGGTCAGTTACTGGCATCTAAGCAAGATTTAATAGATAATTACGAGCAATTTCAGGATAATCCACAAGTTATGGACCTGATTAATCGCTATGTTTCTGGTGACGAAGATGCAATGAAAGAAGTTGGCTACGCTGTAGCACGCTTTGAGAAGGCTAAGATAAGCCCAGGACGTGACGTTGCTCGTGCTTTGGTGAGTTTGTTCCCGCACGAGTACGAAAAAGCAATGCTTGGTGATGGCAATGCACAAAAATTCTTTAATGGCATCTCTGGTCCAATTGATTTTACCGTAACTTTTGGTCTTGACCCACTTCTTATTGGTGGTAAAGTAAAACGTTCTATTGATGTAGCGCGATTAAGTATTTTTAAAGTAGGCGAAGGAAGTATTCCGTTAGAAAAAGCCTTTAGTCGCTACACTGTTCGCAAATACTGGGACAACGCTGGTAAATTAATTAATACTTACCGCAACGGAAACTTAACTCAAAAGGCTCAAGCACTAAATAGACTACAAGAAAGATATAGAGAAATCAATTGATTATTTTGCCAACGGACAACGTTTTGTAAATATGATGGCTGGCGGAGTTGGTTTTGCTGGCAAAGATACATTACTTCCGCGTTTAACAATGGTGCGTAGTATGTCAAATGGCATAAGAAGTCTAGCCAATAGAACACTTGGAACCGAACGTTACGCAAGCATGGATGTTCCTGAAACTATTGCAGATTTTGCTGTTAAATTTTCAGATGACCCAATTGTTTGGGCAGATAAAATTGGTGCAGAAAAAACAACAATTGGTTTTACTGCAAAAGACAAAACTACTCTTTCAAAAATTGACCGTGTAGTTCGTCAGTTTGCTATTGCTCCTAAAAATGATAGAATTATTAGCATTGCTGATGGCAGTAGTGCTAATCAAGTCTTTGCACTTGCTCGTACCGTTGTTGATAAGACAACCGCTGGTTCATTCCGTGCAGCCTGGATAGGTGCAGACGAAGGTCAAAGACTATTAATGTTTAAGGGTCTTCTTAAGACTCTAGGTGTTGGTATGGGTCTTAACCTATCTAAAGAAGGTCAAGTTCTTCTTGCCAATATTGATGATATGTCAAGAGAAATTTACTCTGTTAGCCAGGGTTCAGTTGATTTTGGCGATTTAGCAGATATTCTTAAAATTGCTAAAGCAGGTGGCGCAACAAAGCCAACTGGTTGGCG